TCGAAGCAGATGCAAACGCCCTAACATTAATTGGTGATGGTGCGCTTAAATTAAACCAAGCAATTCCAGGCTACATTAATGCTGACACTATTCGAGATTTGACTGGAATTAAAGGGGCTGAACATTTTGGAGAATGATATTGTTCCTGATTTATTGAAGAAGATAAAAAAAGATTTTTTTGATAATGCCGAAAAATCTGCAGAACTAGAAAAGCTGGTTTTGTTGCTGAAAGACGGCAAAGCTACTTATCAAGAAGCGTATAAATTTGCTACTAAAATTGGAGGAATTTTATCTGAAGTTCTTCAATCTAATATTAGTAGCAGTATCTTACCAGATGGTAAAATGCACTATAACATAGCAGAAAGAATTTTAAGTGAAATGCTTGGAGAAAATCATAAAATGGTTTCTGGATATTCAAAGCAGATTCAAGAAGTTTTAAATAAAGATGCTGGAATTGGTTTAAAAGCCGTAGTAGCACCAATCCACCAAAATCGTATAGATGGATTAGTAAACAGATTATCTAATGAAGCCGTATTTGATGAAGTTTCATGGATTTTAGGAGCTCCTGTTGTAAATTTTAGTCAAAATGTAGTAGATAATCATATTAAGGCAAATGCTGATTTTCATTATAAATCAGGATTGAAGCCAAAAATTATACGAACTACTAGTGGAAAATGTTGTGACTGGTGTGATAAGTTAGCAGGTGTTTATTTTTATCCAAAAGTTGATAAAGATGTGTTTAGACGTCATGACCGTTGTGATTGTACTGTTGATTATTATCCAGGAGATGGGAAACGACAAGATGTTTGGACTAAGAAGTTGACTGATTTGTCTCATAGTGGTACAAATAACTTGAAAGATATAGAGTTTGACACTTCTGTTTACGAACACAATTTGAATGGTACTTTAAAAGTTCATAGAACAGTTAATCACAGGTTGCCAGATAATGCTAAACCTTTTGAAATTATAGATGTGATAACTAAAAAAGGTGGAACTTCAAGAACTTTTCATGATGGTGAAGGAAAAAGGGTGTTACGTATAGACAATTCAGATCATGGACAACCGAAATATCATCCAATGGGAGCTCATAAGCATATAATAGAATATGATGCTGACGGATTGTATATAAATGATGGGAAGCCTATAAGATTAACAGTAAAGGATAAATTTGAGAATGGTGATATATTATGACTAGAGAAGAAATAAAAAAATTTTTAAATTCTGATTTAGAATTTTATTATAATGATAAAGGTGCTGCTTTCTTGCCTATAGGAGTATTTGTAGTAGGCTTTGATAATCAAGGGTTAGAGTATAACACGTTAGATGAAGCTATGGATGCAAAAGTTTTCGATGGTAAAAGTTTAGTGGATATTTGGGATATTATATTACCTCAAATCAGTTAAAAATAGAAAGGATAAGTAAATGGCACGAAAGAAATATGGTAATCAGCTTCCAACTCAATCGGTCATTCTTCCTTATGTTAAAAAGAAATCTGCTGGTGTTGAAGCGGTAGAGATTTATGAAAAAACGGGATTAAGTTGTTATACTTGGCAAAAAAAATTAATCGAATCCATAATGGCTGTTGATAAAAAAGGGTTATGGGTTCATCAGAAGTTCGGATATTCTATTCCTCGACGGAACGGAAAGTCCGAACTTCTTTATATGCTTGAATTATGGGGACTGCATAAAGGTTTGAACATGTTGCACACTGCACATTTGATTAGTACATCTCATTCATCTTTTGAAAAAGTAAAACGCTATTTAGAAAAAATGGGATATGTTGACAAACAAGATTTCAATTCAATTCGTGCTAAAGGTCAAGAACGGATTGAATTATATGAATCCGGCGGAGTGCTGCAATTTAGAACAAGAACTAAATCCGGCGGTTTGGGCGAAGGGTTCGATATTATGATTATCGACGAAGCTCAAGAATACACTACAGAACAAGAATCAGCACTAAAATACACGGTTACGGATAGTGATAATCCAATCACTGTGATGTGTGGAACACCACCAACACCAGTTTCCAGTGGAACGGTGTTTACTAAATTTAGAGAAACTTGTTTATTTGGTAAAGGTAAGTATTCAGGTTGGGCGGAATGGTCTGTAGCTGAAGAAAAAGAAATTTCTGATGTTGAAGCTTGGTACAATTCTAATCCGTCAATGGGTTATCATTTGGACGAACGTAAAATCGAAGCCGAACTTGGTGATGATAAACTAGACCATAACGTTCAACGTTTAGGATATTGGCCTACATATAATCAAAAATCTGCCATTTCTGAAACAGACTGGAATGTTCTTCAGATTGATGAGATTCCAGAATTCACTGGTAAATTATTTGCCGGAATCAAGTACGGACAAGATGGAACGAATGTTGCATTAAGTATTGCCGTTAAAACGGATAATGGCGATATATTTGTTGAATCGATTGATTGCCAATCTGTAAGAAACGGCAATCAGTGGATTGTCGATTTCTTAATGAAAGCTAATATCGAACAAATCGTTATTGATGGAGCTAGTGGACAAAAAGTATTAGATGATGAGTTGAAAGAATTCAGAATCAAGAATGCAACACTCCCTACAGTGAAAGAAATCATTGTGGCGAACGCAATGTGGGAACAAGCAATTTTCCAGAAAACAATTTGTCATGCTGGGCAACCATCACTTTCAAAAGTAGTTACCAATTGCGACAAACGTAATATCGGTTCTAATGGTGGTTTTGGCTACCGTTCACATTTTGATGATGTAGATATCAGCTTAATGGATAGTGCATTACTTGCACATTGGGCTTGTGCAACTGCTAAGCCTAAGAAAAAACAAATCATAAGTTATTAAACTAAAAGACACTTTTTTTAAAAGGTGTCTTTTTTTAATAAAAAAATTACTGTACGAGCAGGTTAACTCGGAAGAAAGGAGACTGTAAAATGTCTGAATTTAAAACGATTGAAACACAAGAAGAATTAGATCGCATTATTGGCGAACGTCTTTCAAGACAAAAAGAGAAATTCGCTGATTATGAAGATTTAAAATCCAGTGTGAAGAAATTGGAACAAAAAAATGCTGATTTATTACAAGCAATCGATAGCAATAATCAATTATTAAAAGAACGTGAAGAAATTCTTACTGCAAAAGAAACAGAATTTTCTGAACTTCAAAAAGTTGTTGACGGCTATAAATTTAATCAGCTAAGAACACAAGTTGCATTAAAATACGGAATTCCGTATGAACTGGCTGAACGCCTTCAAGGAGCAGATGAAGAAAGCTTGCAAGCTGATGCAGAAAAATTATCTGCATTTATGAAACCAAAAACTGCTGCACCGTTGAAAGAGCAAGAACCAGTCGTAGGTGAAGAACGTACCAATGCAATGCGACAAATGTTAAGAGATTTAAATAATTAGAAAAGAGGGAATTTATATGACAGAATCAAATGCATTACAAACAGGAACTTTATTCAAACCAGAATTAGTAAAAGAATTAATTTCAAAAGTACAAGGAACATCAGTATTAGCTCAATTATCAAACCAAACTCCTATTCCATTTAACGGAACTGAACAATTTATCTTCAATTTAGAGGGAGATGCTCAAATTGTCGGTGAAGGAAAATTAAAAGGTGCTGGTAAAGCAGTCCTAGAATCAAAAATTATTAAACCTTTAAAATTCGTATACCAAGCTCGTATTTCAGATGAATTTATGAAAGCTTCAGAAGAAAAACAAATCGAATACATGTCGTTATTCGCTGATGGCTTTGCTAAAAAAATCGCTCAAGCGTTCGATATTGCAGCTTTGCATGGATTAGAACCAAAAACATTAACGGATGCTAGCTTTAAAGCTACTAACTCTTTTGACGGTTTAGTAACAACTAATTTAGTAACTTATGCAGAAGCTCAAATTGAGGCAAACATTGAAGATGCAATTCAAGCAGTTATTGCAACTGATAATGATGTTACAGGAATGGCTATGTCTCCAGTTGCAGCTCGAGCAATGTCTAAACTTAAAGATAAAAACGACATGTCAAGATACCCTCAATTCAGTTTTGGTGGGAAACCAACAGAATTTGCAGACCACGATTTGAGAATTAACAAAAACTTAACGAAAAAAGGCGAAAGTTCAGAAAAAGACCATGTTATTGTAGGAGATTTTAAAAATCGTTTCAAATGGGGATATGCTGAAAATATGCCTTTAGAAATCATTCGATTTGGTGATCCAGACGGAACAGGTCGAGATTTGAAAGCTTATAACGAAATCTGCTTACGTGCTGAAGCGTTTATTGGCTGGGGTATTTTAGATGCAACAGCATTTGCACGAGTTAAAGAAGCGTAGGAGGTAATTTATGCCAACTTATCGAAATGTAAACAACGGAGTAGAAATTTCAGTAGAAAGTGAACTTTCTGGAGATTGGGAACTTGTTGAAGAAAAGAAAACTAGAACTACAAAAGTTGTAGAGGATGATGAAGAATGACTTCATTTGCAAATTTAGATGATTTACAAATTCTTTGGAAGAAATTAAAACCAGTCGAAATTGAACGAGCTGAAGCATTATTAGATACTATTTCTGATATGTTGAGAGAAGAAGCCGTTCGATACGGCAGAGATTTAGACAAGATGGTTGCGGAGCGTCCTAGTTACGCAACCGTCGTTAAGTCTGTTGTTGTGGATATTGTGGCTAGAACGTTGATGACTTCTACTGAACAAGAACCTATGACTCAATTTTCTCAAAGCGCTTTGGGTTATTCAGTAAGTGGTTCTTATTTAGTGCCTGGTGGAGGTATCTTCATCAAGAATTCTGAATTAAAACGTTTAGGCTTCACTCGTCAACGTTATGGGGCGGTGGAGCTTTATGATTAAAGGAATTACAGTTATTTTACTGGAAGAAACTTCCACTGAATTAGATCCATTTGGGCAACCAATCAAGCAACAATCTGCTATTGAAGTAGAAAATATTCTAGTAAGCCCGACAGAATCAAAAGATGTTGTTGAACAAGCTCAACTTTATGGTAAAAAAGCCGTTTATACGTTGGGTATTCCTAAAGGAGATACAAATCATTGGGAAGATAGAGAAGTAGTGATATTTGATAAGAAATATCGCACTTTTGGGCCTGTTGTTGAAGGTATTGAAGCAATGGTTCCTACACAATGGCACAAGAAGGTGATGGTTGAAAGATATGAGTAACTTTAAGTTTAAATTGAACAGTTCAGGTGTACGTGAATTCTTGCAATCAGCTCCTGTTCAAACCATGCTTGAAAACAAAGCTAGAGCGATTCAGCAACGGGCTGGAGATGGTTACGAGGTTTCAACGTATGTAGGAAAAACTCGTGCCAATGCGAGTGTTCG